AAAACCTGGTCGTAGAAAAGGTTGGGCTCGAGGATCTGGGCGTACTTCTCATCCACGTGGACCGAATTGTACATAACAGCCATGGGTTGTTTCCTCCTTCATCAGGTGCCCGTCGTAGCGGGCTTTTTGTAGTAGGGGTTTTTGTTGTACTTGGCGTCCAGGATTGCCTGTTCATCCGACAGGTTTTCGCCGGGGGCGCCATGCTTGGTGCCGCCGGAAGGCGGGGCCTTGGGCGGTGTGGGCTCGGTCACCTTGGTGATCCAGGGGTCGGTCTTCTTCAGTTCGTCCAGCTGCTCGGTCACACCGGTGACCTTGTTGTTCACAACCTTGATCTTGGAATGATCGAGCAGGGCACGGACAGCCTTGGGGTTCACGACCTGGGCGGCGCCCAAGGCGGCATCGATGCCGAAGTCCAGGACGGTGTCCGACAGCTTCTTTTCCAGTTCAGGCACTTTAGCCGCTTCAGCCTTGAGGGTGTCGATGTTGGCATCCCCCAGCTTCTTCGCAAGTTCCGCGGCAACCTGCGTTTCTACTTCGGCCTTGGGCATGTAGTCCTGCATCGAAACACCATGCAGTGTCATAACCTTCTCGATTTGCTCGTCGGTCAGTCCAGCATCCTTCAACATCTTTCTTGTAAAAGCCATAATACTCCTCTTGTCGCCAGTGAGTGGCGATTGCTGACATTTAACGTCCGTCAGCTCCAGAGCGAATTAGCAACCAGTTTAAACGACTTACTGCCACGGGTCGGTCTGTCCTCTACCAGGGGCGGTGGTCATCGTCATCATCCTCCGATGCCGCGATGTTCTCGGGCTTGTTGTACTTGGTCACAATGGCCATGGCATCGGTCATAATCTCAGTTTTCATAACCTCTATCTTGGCCATCATATCCATGCACTTCTGGGCCACGCCGATGATTTCCTCCTTCGTGGCATCGTCGGCGTCCGATGCCTTAACGTCAGCGATGACCTGGCGGCAATCGCTCATGGAGCAGTAGTCGCGGGAAAGTCGACTGAGGCTGTTCAAGACTTTACCCAGGTTCATATTATATCACCTCCTTCGTAAACAAACTTGGGTTATCAACTATTATTTGGGCAAAGTTTTCGGACAGTGCATTGCATAGGGTTTCGTCGCTTACCTCAGTACGCCCGCACATGTAAAGGATGCCATGGAACATTTCATGGAGCAAGATCGGGAATAGCTGCTCGGTGGTTAGGCGGTTGTTTAGGTCTATGACACTATATTCATACCGAATTTCACCAAGCAACGGAACACCCTTTTCACTCGTTGGCATTTCATGGGGTGGCAGCACACGGATGTCATATGTGCGATACCCGATCTTAACGCTTTTTGGGATTTGCATTGGTGGGCCTCCTTGCATCTTCTGCATTGACCTTGTCATCTACTCGAAACATCGTTCCCGGCGGGTACGCACTAGCGGGCCGTTTCATCTTGTGAACGTCCACAACCATTCGCTTCATGTTGATCACTCCCAGGGCTCGAAGAAATACTCGAAGCCACGCTTATGGAGTACCTCCTCAATCGTCTCGTTATGTATTTTGATTTTGAGGCGGGCCAATGCATCAGCATCATCAGCCACAGCCTCTAGCTGTTCCTTGTATTTCTTCATGTTCTTTTGCTGGTGGTTGAAAACGTCTTCTTGCAAACCACCACCTTGCATGGTCTTCCACTTGGCTGGCCACTTAGGCGGGTATCTCATAACGTATGTGCCGAAGTCAGTGGTTGCACGAGCCTCAGCGATTCGAGTCTCCTCCATGAAATACAAGTCAGGCAGTGAGAAGGATCGGCCGGATGGGTGGTTATGCGTATGGATCATGCCACGCATAGCGGCCAGTTGCTGGTCGGTATATTCGACTGCATTATCCAGGCCTTCAACATCCATGATCCTCTCGCCCTTGCTGTTGTAGACAAAGGCCCGTTCCTTGTTGCCACCCATGTTCAGGATTGAACGTTCATCCGCCGCCATGCGCCTCTTTGCTTCGGCACTCCAGTTACGGCTGCCATCTGCACCGAATAATTCCTTCTCGACTTTTACCCGCTCCTTCTTTTTCTCCGGGAGCAGGTGGCGGACATCGAGTTCCTGCTCACGATTGCGGCGGCGAGTACGGCCAGTAGAATCGATGAAACCCCGCATCTTTGCTTGGCCATCTTTGATCCGCTTATTGGCGGCAGCACGGGAGGCATCATCGGTAGCATTCATGGCATCCCGTTTAGCCTCTCGTATGTCTCGTTCCAATGACCGCTGTTTTTGTGACACACCATATGCCTTTCGATTTGCTTCTTCATCGTACTGTTTGAATCGCCGCTCACTTAGGCCGGGGAAAAAGGGGTAGAAGTTATGACCACAGTTAGCACCACATAAGCCGCCAACTGAACCGTACCCAGTAGCCTCAGCAAGGTTTGGGTATTCGGGGCTGGAGCCTTTGATCATGTATACCTTGCCCTGCCACTTCGCATGAGTTGGGCGGCAAGGGAAGTGACTACTAACTTCTACATAATTGCTGCCGTACTCACTCGCCCGTTGCAACTGCACATTGGCAGCCATTTGGGACATGGTGGTCAGCGTTGCACGTCGGACAGCCACGTCTATTCGGTCGCTACGTGTGCGCCCGCTCGCGCTTGTATAGGTCATGCCGGTGATACCCTCTTTGGCCAGCTTTTGCATGGCCAACTTCACAGAGGTGTTGTAGTCGCGTATACCCAGGGACGTTTCGAGTGACACTTGGTTTAGGATGTTCATGAAGTTTTTGTTGACGGACTCAAGCGCCGTTGTATTAACCAGGTTTAACGTGGACCTCATGTTATTCACCGCCGCTTGCATGATCTGCTTAACGGCTGGGGACGCGGATCGGGAGACGGGTAGCATTTTCAACAGGCCCTCAGCAAAGGCTTCCTCATAGTCACTACTAAAGGAATCCACTATACTTAGTCCTACACCTTCGATCATCTGCTGTAGGGTATCAAAGGTTTTGCCGGTACTAAATTTCATGAGATTAACGGCGCCTCGTCTTAACTCACCCATCTCGGCAAGTTTACGAACCTGCCAGTCCAATACGCTGTCGGGGGTGATATTGTCCGTGGCCTTGATCCGCTTTGAAATCTCTTCGATGAGGTCATTGTTCATGGCCTTTATGAGTTGATTAAGTTGATCCTGAAGTGCGGCCAACTCCTTTTTGGTCATTGGTCATCACTCCTTCGTCTCCTCTTCATCCTCTATGATCTCAACTTCTTCAGGGATTTCATCGTCCCCTTCTTCGCCATCGCCTTCGTCGCCACCAGGAGGCGGTGTTTCCTCACCCTTCTTCGCGGCTCGATCCTTGATCTTCTTAACCAATTCGATGGCTTGTTCTTCCGTAAGCTTATATGCTTTCATGAAGTACATAACATCATCGATCAAGCCCGAAGTGTATTCCACCATGGCCCGATTGGTTATGGTGTTGGTATCCTCGATTATGGAATCATCGAAGTTTACCGATGCTTCGCTGTTGTCCTTGTTTAACAGCTCAGCGATGCATGTAGCCAGGCCCACAAGAGCGGAGTCCAGGACCAGTTCATTCTTTTTCAGGTTTTGGTAAAGGTCGCTCTTCTCGCTAACAACCTCAGTCGCTGTTTTAACGCCGCCCGTGCGGCTATCAAACTTATACCGATCCGTGCCCAGGCCACACTTGTCGGATAGGATATTCAGGAAGCGCTGAAGGCCAACCTCATGGGACTCATGCCGTATGTCCATGTTTACTTCCTTGAACTCCTTGGAGGCATCATCGGACAGGGCATAGAACTCAGTATCGTTGTCATCGAAGATAGGACGAGTGATCCCCTGCTCATCAGTAATGGCCCGGGTCATGGAGACAGGCACGAACACCCGTTTCTTGCCGAGCCTAAACTCACTCACATAGGAATCAAACACCAGGTCCACAGCTTCGAGAACATCGAGGGAGTTGGCAAACACTGGGATGCCCATCGGATTGGAGGGGTCCTGTGTGTCAGCATTGTTGATGAGGTTGGGTTTCAGTATTTGGAAGCGAGGTGTGGGGGAGCCAGTTGACAGCTCCTCTATAACGCCTTCGATATTTTCAACCACAACAGCTTTGTTCTGGTCCTCGCTTAGCAGCCGGTTTTCTATCACATAGTTGCCGGCTTCATCGAGATAGTGGAGATTGATATACAGCTTCTGCTTGCCTCGGCTTTTGATGAGGCTGCCGAAAGCCACTTCGGTGATGTCATCATTGACCCACGACAAGGGGAATATCATGTCCGCGCGGATGTAGTCGATAACTACTTGTTGCTTATCATCCAGGTATTCCACAAAGGCGCCGGTACCGAGTGCGAACGTGATCTCTACCAAACGGTTGGCCATCACCGCGAACTTATTCCGCTTAAGGATCTTGTTGAACTCCTCTTGCCAGGATTCGTTAACGGTGATAGTAACCTTTTCATTGAGCAGGATTGAGGCGTGATCCTCACACACCTTCTTCGCCATGCCAAGCGACTTACGCCGCTTATTGACGAATTTGGTGCCGTTATACTGACGGTAATCATGGAACTTAGCAAAGTGACCGCGGTACCACGACTCCCAGTCCTTCATGCTTGTGTAGAAGGCGTTAGCCACGGTGGTAAAGCCGCGGCTTTCCAAGTATTTGCGTATGATAGCGGCATTGTTCATCTTGACTAACGCCCTCGCTTTCTTAAATCAGTTCCAGGTAGATGATGTACAGCGCCGCGGTGAACTCGGCCCAGTCCGCGGAGCCCGGCGTCCATGCGATCTCGCGCCCGCCGCTGCCCAGGTCGGCCTTTTCACGGTAGAGGCCATGATCGCCAGCGACATCGGAGCCGGCGCTGTAGTCGCACAGAGCGGAGCCACGGTTGTTGGCGCTGAAGTACGTTTCGGTAGCGCCGGCGGTTACGCTAGCCTGCGGGCGATAGGTGCCAGCCACAGCTGCGGCGTCCATTGCCACACCGAACTCCTGGCCGGAGCCTTCCACTGTGCCGATGCTAAAGCTCTTCACGGCACCAGTCGCTTCCGGTGTAATGGCCTGGAACAGCACGTCCAACACCATGCAGCGGGCGGGCAGCTCGAAGCCCGTGGGCTGCTCGGCGCCATCAGCCGGCGTGGTCAGGTTGATCTTTTTGATCTTGAGGCCCATGCCTGCAACACCCGCAAGCAGCATGCCCTCGATGGTGTTCTGTGCCGCCTTTTCAGCGGCAGCATCGCTTGCCAGGTTATTGATCTGGCGGGATGTTTCGAGTGTGCCACGGAAAACCTCGTTCATTGAAATTCCCTCCTATGACTATTTTTGACCACCCAACATCAGGACATCGAGTAGCACTTTTTGGAACGGCTCCACACTGTACTCAGTGCAGTCGATGGTATCAATGTCCGTAGTGCCATCATCAAGACGGGTATCAACCATCTTCTTACTGTCCCACAGGGCTTCGGAAAAAGCATCGATGACATACTTGCACGACTTAACCACTTTATAGCGGCCAGTCGCCATCAGCCCAGTGAAAAGTCGTATGCGATCAACGATCTCGCCCTTGATGGCATTATGTATTTGTACCGGGATACGCTCTTTCAGGAAATACACGCTTATGCCACGTATGAGTACGGGCTCAGCATTATCAGCGTATAGGCCGTTGGGTTTGTAGCCCTTCTTCAACTGCTTCTGAACAAATGCACCAACCCACTTGGCCAACTCATCAGGATCGAGCGGCTCCTTTGTCTTGTCACTATCGATGGTGATGACTTTTTGGAAGCCTGCGGTAAAGCCAGTGCACGATATTGCCTGCGCCGATTTGTTGCCACCAAAGTCAAGCCCGAATGTTACGAACATGACCTCTTCAGGTTTCGGCTCCTTGATCAGGAACTTGTCCGTCTCATTAGCGAACTGCCGATATATGATACCCTCAGCTGCAACCCACAGGCCTTTGATGAATCGATCAAAGAAGACGCCGGTGAACGT